TGGATCGACTGGAGCAGTTTTATCTCACAGAATGATTGAGTTCACTGGTACAATTACAGGAAATCAAATCGTAACTATTCCATTAGATGTACAAACTTTTTATTATTTAAGAAATTCAACATCAGGCGCATACACAGTACAATTTAAATATGCATCAGGATCTGGTGATTCGTTTACTTTTGCAACAACAGACAAAGGTGATGCTGTTGTATTTGCAACTGCAAATGATGGAACTAACCCAGACATTCACACTTTACCATCTGGTAACGTAACTACTGGTGGAACACAAACTTTAACAAACAAAACGTTAACATCTCCTAAAATAGGAACTTCTATTTTAGACACTAACGGAAACGAAGTAGCTTTAATTACAGCTACAAGTTCAGCAGTTAATGAGGTTACTTTTGTAAACGCAGCTACAGGAAACAATCCATCAATCGACGCTTCAGGTGGTGATACAAATATAGGTCTTGCGTTAAAAACAAAAGGCACTGGAGTAATTCAAGCAGAAGATTCAGGTGGAAACGTATCTGCAGTTAAAATTGCAGGTAAAGAAACTATTTGGGTTCCTGCAGTTGCAATGTATCCAAACACTACAAATGGATGCGCTAACATAGCACAAACAGAATTATCAAATGGACCAGAAATTAAAACTTTGGATTTTGACAAAGATTCTGATGAGTTTGCACAATTTGCTGTTGCTTTTCCTAAATCATGGAATGAAGGCACAGTAACTTTTCAAGCTTTCTTTACAGCGAATACAACAAATACTGGTACTACATCTTGGGCTTTACAAGGTGTTGCATTAGCAGATAACGGAGATTTAAATACAGCTTTTGGCACAGCAGTTGCCCCAACGGCAAAAGCTATGAGTGGTACAGCAAACGATTTAGCAGTAACGGCAGAAAGCGGTGCAGTAACAATAGCAGGCTCACCAAGTACAGATGAATACGTTTTCTTCCAAATATCAAGAGATGTTTCAGCTGATGATTTAACAGCTGATGCAAAATTATTAGGAATCAAATTATTCTTCACTACTGACGCTGCTAACGATCTATAAGGAGAGTAATGGCAACAGGTTTTGGATATAAAATTCTAGGTTTAGGAGGTGGAAGTCTTCCATCTTTAGAACCCTTCAACGCAAATATTTTAGTTGTAGCTGGCGGTGGTGCTGCATCTGGTGGACAAGCTGGCGGTGGTGGCGCTGGAGGTTATCGTTTTAACACATCATATCCGATCGTTGGAGCAACCACTTACAAAGTTACAATCGGTGCTGGAGGAACTGCGATAGGAGTTTCACCTCTTAACGCTGCTACAAATGGTGCTGATTCATCATTTAATACATGTGGCGCAGGTTGTGCATCTGCATTTGATGCAACTGGCGGCGGAGCAGGATTAGGACCTAGTGCTACTGGAAATTCTGGAGGTTCAGGCGGAGGTTCAGGAGAACAACCTGGGCCAGGAGGATCTGGAAACACACCTCCTAAAACTTCATCTCCCCCAGGAGCAGGACAAGGTAATCCTGGAGGACCAGGAAGATTTTCTGGAGGACCAGGAAATACAGGAATTGGTGGCGGCGGAGGCGGCGGTATCGGCGGCTCTGGAAGCGCATCACCTAATTATTATGGTGGCGGAGCTGGCGGATCTGGATCAAGTGCGTGGCCAGGAGACTCAACAACAAGAGCCGGAGGCGGCGGTGGAACCGGAGCAACTGGAGGTCCTTGTGGACCTCAAAACAATGGCGGACCTGGCGGATCTGGCGGCGGTGGAGCTGGAGCAAGATATAATAAAGTTGGAACACCAACAGGTGCAGACAGATCAGGAACTGCTAATACAGGCGGCGGTGGCGGAGCTGGTGGAAGACCTGCTAGCCCTTGTGCACCTGACTCTAATAAATGGGGAGGAAATGGTGGTTCAGGAGTAGTTATTGTATCTTTTGCAAATAGTGTTGATGGAAATGACAGAATAACGGGAGGAACTAGAACAACAAGTGGTTGTAATGTAATTCACACATTTAACGCGACCGGCTGTTTTGTTGTTCCATAATGTTATGGCTCATTTTGCAGAAATAGAACAAAAAACTGATCCAACAGGATTTACTACAGATACACATTGGGTTGTAAAAAGAGTCATTGTGGTAGACAATGGTATTTCAACTTCAAATGGTCCTTTAGTAGACAATGATATGCATGTGGATGGAGAGACTTGGTGTAAAACTTGGTTTAAAGGTGGAGAGTGGAAACAAACTTCATATTCTGGTAAATTTAGAAATATATATGCTGGAGTAGGTTATGTTTACGATCCTGTTAATGATGTATTTAAACCTCCTCAACCTGCTGCATCTTGGATATTAAATGCTAATTTTATTTGGGAGGCACCTGTGGCTCAACCAGAAGATTTTGTAAGTAATAGACCTGATGCTCCTGACGAAAATTATAGAATACAACCTATTTGGGATGAGGATAATCAAAAATGGATAGTTAATGATTATCAAGTAAATACTGAATCTGATACCCCAATAGTACGTTCTTGGAATCCTGAAACATCATCTTGGGAAAGTTAAGCTATTTACTTTTATTTTTAAATCTGTAATATCTTAAACAGAAATGAATTATAGAAATAACTACTGGTGCTTTCAAAATGCTCTTCCACATCATTTATGTGATTCAATAATAAGATATGCTTTAACAAAGCCAGACAAAATTGCATTAACAGGAGGTCTTAGTAATTTTAAAAATATAAGTAACAAAGACCAAAGAGATTTATTTAAACAAAGAAATTCTAAACTAGTTTGGTTAGATGATTTATGGCTTTATAGAGCTATCATGCCTTTTGTTGAAAAAGCAAATATTAATGCAGGTTGGAATTTTCAATATGATGTTCCTGAGCATTGTCAATTTACCAAATATGGCGAAGGTCAATTTTATGATTGGCATTGTGATAGTTTTGACGTGCCTTATGGAGAAGGAAACAATAAAGCTATAGATGAAAGATTTAATGGAAAGATAAGAAAATTGTCTGTGACTGTTTCTTTATCTGACCCTAATAATTATAGAGGAGGTGAATTAGAATTTGCTTTTAGTAAATCACCTGAACAAAGACCATTAACAGAGGAATGCAAAAGTATATTACCTAAAGGTTCTGTTGTTGTATTTCCGTCTTTTGTATGGCATAGAGTTAAACCTGTTACTTCAGGAACGAGATACTCTTTAGTTATTTGGAACTGTGGGCACCCTTTTGTATGAGCAAAGATAATTTAACACAGTCTTGGTATTTTGCTTCCCCAATATATTTTATAAACAAACCAGAGTGGATTTCTGATTTAGATAAATTATCTGATCCATATATTAAATTAGCAAAAGAAAAGAACCAAGATTTTATAAAAGAAAGAAATAAAAATTGGGGTGGCGATAAAAAAGATCATGCTCTAGTTCATCATTCCACGAGTTTAATAGGAAGACCAGGGTTTAAAAAATTTACAGATTATATAGAAGCCACAACGTGGAACTTATTGGATGAGCAAGGTTATAACTTAACTAACTATAAAATTTTCACAACAGAAATGTGGGTTCAAGAATTTGCTGAAGCTGGAGGAGGTCATCATTCTTTACACACACATTATAACGGGCATATATCTGGTTTCTATTTTTTAAAAGCGAGTGAGAAAACATCACTACCTATTTTTGATGATCCAAGAGCTGGTAAACTTATGAATGATTTACCACAAAAAGATGCAAGTAAAATTACTCCAGCTAGCACACAAGTTAATTACACAGTAAGGCCCGGTGATTTAATTGTTTTTAATTCTTATTTACCTCATCAATTTAGAGTAGATGATGCTTACGAACCATTTAGGTTTATACATTTTAATTGTAGAGCAATTCCAATAAATGATGTTTTATCAAAATATGGTGAAGAGAGAACAGACAATAAAAAATTTAAAGTAGATTATAGTGTATGATAAAAACAATAAATAATTTTTTATCACCACAATCTTTTCTTATGATAAAAGGATTATTAGATTCTGCAGAATTTCCTTGGTATTTTAATAAAGCGGTTGTTAGTGAAGAAGACCCATTAAATCATTTTCAATTTACACATACTTTTTATGATTATGGGCGCGTTCATTCAGATTTTTTTAAAAATTTATCTTTTTTATTAGATGCAATAAAACCAAGTCTTTTAGTTAGAATTAAAGCTAACTTACAACCTATGACTTCTAGTATTATTAAAAATAGAATGCATATCGATGAAGTGTTTGATAATGCAAAAATAACCACAGCTATTTTTTATATTAACACAAATAATGGAAAAACAATTTTTGAGACAGGTGAAGAAATTAAAAGTGAAGAGAATAAATATATAGAGTTTGATTCTGAAAAAATGCATACAGGAACAACATGCACAGACGAAAAGAGTAGAATTGTTTTAAACATTAACTATATAAAATGAGTGGTCTTATCTTTCAAAAAGATATTACAAACAAAAATATTATATTAGATCCTAATCATAATAATTATCAAGTTATGATGGAGTGGGAAAAACCTTACATGAAAGCGTTAGTTAAAAACTTAAAACCTAAAGGTCATGTTTTGGAAATTGGTTTTGGTTTAGGATATTCAGCAACAGAGATACAAAAATATAAAATTAAATCACATACAATTATTGAGTCCGATCTTAACGTAATTAATAAATTACAACTTTGGGCTAAAAAACAAAAACATAAAGTTATTATCATAGAGGGAACTTGGCAAGAACAATTAAAAAAATTAAATAAATTTGATTCTATATTTTTTGATGATAGTCCCTCTAAAGAACAACCTGATTATGAAGAGATTAGGGTTTATAATTTTTATCATCAAGTAGCAGAAAAACATGTGAATAAAAGTTGTAAGATGACTTGGTATTTAGATAGACCTATTTATTGGATCTGCCATCCTTATACTAACTGGGATTTAAAAGAGTTTAAAATTAAACCTCCTAAACATTGTGAATATACAAAAAATAATAAGATGTTTTTACCATTGATATCTTTTGAAAAAGGAGTTATAAACGACTTAAAGAAATTAATCATTACCAACAATTTTGATTTGAAGAAATTATAATATGTCATTTAAAAAAAATAAATATAGTGTAATTAAAAAAGCTATATCACCTGACTTAGCTGCTTTTTGTTACGTTTATTTTTTAAATAAAAGAACCGTAACAAAATTTTTATTTGAAGAAAAATATCTTCATCCTTTTGAAGAAATGTTTGGTGTATGGAATGACGACCAAGTTCCAAACACATATTCTCATTACGCAGACATGGTTATGGAAACTTTATTAGTTTCATTAGTTCCAAGAATGGAAAAAGAAACAGGTCTTAAAGTATCTCCAACTTATTCTTATGCTAGGATTTATAAAAATGGAGATATATTACATAGGCACTCAGACAGATTTAGTTGTGAAGTATCTACAACTTTAAATCTTGGTGGAGATCCTTGGCCAATATATTTAGAACCCTCTGGTAAAAAAGACATGGCAGGTATAAAAATAAATTTAGATCCAGGTGACATGCTTATTTATAGAGGATGTGAGTTAGAGCATTGGAGAGAAGCCTTTGAAGGGCAACATTGTGGTCAAGTATTTTTACATTACAATGATCAAAAAAGTAAAGATGCAGATAAGAATAAATATGATGGTAGACCTATGATAGGTCTTCCTGCTTATTTTGCAAAAAGAAAATAAAGTGATAGTAACCAGTGTCAATAATAATAAATTTTATAGAGAATTTAATATTTGTAAAGCAGAGGATTTAAAAAATATTAAACAAGCTATAGATATACAGTTTGCAAAAGATTATGTAGTTTGGGATAAAAACTTTCCTTTATTTCAAACACCCAGTGATCTAGATGAAAAATTAAAAGATGTTTCATCTTTTAATAAATTAAAAAATAAAATTATAAAATTAGTAAAAAATATAAATAAAGATCTTAAGATGCTTAAATGCTGGTGTAATCTTACAACAGAAAATAGTAAATATCTCTTCCACACTCATAATACAAAACTAACCTGCGTGTATTATCTACAATCTAATCAAGATTGTTATGGCACTCGTTTAGAAAATGAAAAGATTATTTTTCCTTCAACACAAAATTCCATTTTAATGTTTAATGGTTCCCTATCACATTCCATAGAGTATATGCCAAACAAAGTTTTTGATAGTATAGATTCTCACAGATATTCTATAGTTTTTGATTTTATTTAAAGAGGATAACATTTGATAATAATTGATAATTTTTTAGAAAAAGATTTAATTAAATTCTTAAATAAAATTTGTGTTTACGAAACGCCTCATTTTTATGGGCATAAATCTCATGAAGAATCCAACCCTTTTTATAATTCTGGTGTTAATTTAGAAGATAATTTAATTAGGTTTATTTGTGAAAAATTAAAAGAACGATTTAAATTTAAATCAATATTAAGAGCATATATTAATGTTCAATTTAAGGATATGAATGGAGACTGGCACGATGACGATGGCGCTAATACTATTCTTCTCATGGTAACAAAAACTCTACCTAAAAACTCAGGATGTTTTGAAATAAAAAAAGATAATAAAATAAAAAAAGTAGATTTTGTTCAAAACAGGTTGATATTTTTTGATGCTAGACTAAAACACAGAGGCCTAGCTCCAAAAGAGCCAAATACCCCTAGGATAACTTTTGCTTTAAAAACGGTATAAAAACTTGTATATATGAAATTATGGCGTTACAAAAAGTACAATTTTTACCAGGCTTTAATAAACAACTTACCGAAACTCAAGCTGAGGGACAATGGGTCGATGGTGATAATGTTAGATTTAGATACGGCTCACCAGAAAAAATAGGTGGCTGGCAGCAATTAGGTAATAATAAAATAACAGGTGCTGCTAGAGCTATGCACCACATCGTAAATAAGAGTGGTCAAAAGTTTTCAATCATAGGAACAAATAGAATTTTATACGCTTATTCAGGAGGTATCTTTTATGACATACATCCTATTAGAGAAACAAACACACTTACCAATGCCTTTACTACAACCAACGGTTCAGCTGTAGTCACAATAACGTTTAGCAGCGGTCATGGTCTAGCTCCTGGAGACATAGTTCTACTAGATAATTTTAGCACAATTACAGGATCTAATTTTGGAGCTTCAGATTTTGATGACAAAACTTTTATGGTGACATCTACGCCAACAAACTTAACAATAACAATTACAATGCCATCAAATGAAACTGGATCGGGTGCCACAGCATCAGGCGGTATCAGAGTTCAATCTTATTACTCCGTTGGACCAGCAGAACAGCTACCAGGTTTTGGTTGGGGTCTAGCTTCTTATGGTGGTACAGTGGCAAATGCGCTTACAACAACTTTAAACGGAGCAATCGATGCCTCTACAACAACCATCGTTTTAACAAGCGTTGTTAACTTTCCAACAACAGGAACAAATCACATACAGATAGGATCAGAAGAAATATCTTACACTGGAATCTCAGGCAATACATTGACAGGCGTGACGCGAGGAGCGAGAGGCACAACAGCTGCATCACACTCTGACGGTGCAACAATTACAAACAGTTCTGATTTTATAGCATGGGGTGAAGCTGCATCAGGTGACTTAGTAATTGATCCAGGTCTTTGGTCTATTGATAACTTTGGTGATAAAATTATTGCACTAATACACAACGGACAAGTTTTTGAATGGGACTCAAACGCAGCGAACGCAACGACAACAAGAGCTTCTATTATTTCAGGTGCACCAACTGCATCAAGAGATATGATTGTATCTACACCTGACAGACACTTAGTATTTTTTGGAACAGAAACCACAATAGGAACACCAAGCACACAAGATCAAATGTTTATTAGATTCTCTAACCAAGAGGATATTAATACATATACACCTACGGCAACTAACACAGCGGGCACACAGAGACTTGCAGATGGATCTAGAATTATGGGAGCTGTTAGAGGTCGTGATGCGATTTACATTTGGACTGACACTGCTTTATTTACTATGCGTTTTATTGGTCCGCCTTTTACATTTGGTTTTGCGCAGGTAGGTACTAACTGTGGATTAATAGGACAGAACGCAGCTGTTGAAGTAGATGGTGCTGCATACTGGATGTCAGAGAACGGTTTCTTTAAATATGCTGGTGCACTTCAATCATTACCATGTTTGGTAGAGGACTTTGTTTATGATGATTTAAACACAACGGCCAATCAACTTATAAACGCTGGGTTAAATAATTTGTTTGGAGAAATTAATTGGTTCTACTGTTCTTCGGGAGCAACCGTTATTGATAGAGTTGTAACTTACAATTATTTTGAATCCACGGCGCAAAGACCAATATGGACAACAGGCACGTTAGACAGAACAACATGGCAAGACTCTGCAGTTTTTGGTAAACCACATGCCACAGATTATGATGCTGACTCCAACAACTCTTACGACGTTGTTGGTAATACAGATGGTTGCACTATATACTACGAACATGAAACTGGCACAGATCAAGTGACAACCACGGCAACAACAGCTGTAACCTCAAATATACAATCTGGAGATTTTGATATAAGTCAAGGTGGTGATGGTGAGTTCTTTGCAAAGATTAGAAGATTCATACCTGACTTTTTAGCACAAACAGGTAACACACAAATTACATTAAACTTAAGAAACTTTCCTAATAATACTGAGGCAAGCTCACCTCTTGGGCCTTTTACAATTACATCAACGACAGAAAAAGTTGATACAAGAGCTAGAGCAAGAGCTGTGTCTTTAAAAGTTGCAAACACGGCTGCATCACAGAGTTGGAAACTTGGTGGATTTAGGCTAGACATACAACCAGACGGAAGAAGATAATGGCAAAGATAGTACAAATATTAACAAGACCTAGTAGAGAATACAGACAAGATGTTGCTGACGCACAAGTTAGAGATCTTGATGCTGTTATACAAAAATTAAATACAACATTTCAAGAAGAACTAAAACAAGAGGTAGAAGCACAAAACTTCTTTTTAAATTAATGGCAAATAGTTTTGTAAATGCAAAAGTAGATTTAACATCAACAGACAACACAACGTTGTACACAACACCAACGGCAAACGTTTCTTTGGTTAAGTCTTTGTTAGTATCTAATGACGCTGGATCTTCGTGTAATATAACTGTTACGTTAACCGATGCCTCTGGCAACGTGTTTAGTTTGTTCAAAACAAAAGCAGTGGATACCAACACAACAGTAGAACTTTTAACTCAACCCCTTGTAGTAGAGGAAAGCGAGATATTAAAGGTACAAGCTAGTGACGCGAACGAGCTGCACGTTATAGCTTCTATATTACAAATACAGCCAAGAGAGGTAACAACATAATGTTAGAATTAAAACCAAAAAAAATTATAGAGACTATATCTAACCTAAAAACTGGTGAAATATATAAGGATGAGAAGGAATGGAAAGCTAAAGGAGTGCCAGAAAAGGACATTCGAAGAGATGTTAAAGTGATTATGCCAAGCCTTGATTTATTCCCAAAAACCAAGTAGATTGAGGATTACAGGAAATCAAAGCCTGCCAATAAGGATTTAATTAAATTATGCCAATAACACGGGGACAGATGAAAAGACAATTACGCATGGGTGGCGGTATTATGGATGTCGTGCCTAGAGATAGAGCTTTATTAGGCGGTATTAAAAAAGCCGTTAAAAAAGTTGCAAAAGGTGTAAAAGATATTGCATCATCTGATATTGGTAAAGCTGCATTAATAGGTGCAGCTGCATTTGGTATACCAGGAACAAGCATAGGTGGTATATTTGGTAGAGCATCTTTTATGGTTCCAGCGGGAGGAGCGCCAGGTATATTTGGATTTGGTGGTATTAGCAACGCTTTAGCTGCAGGTAAAACTGCTTTAGGTTTTGATGAGGTTGTAAAAAAAGAAGCAGCTAAAAAAATTGGTCTTAAAGAGACTTTAGGTATTATGGCAGGAGGTTCTTTATTAGGAACTTTAGCAGCTGGGGTAGAAGCAGGAGATGAAGAAGCCATTGAAGCAACTCGAAATGTTGATGCTTTAAAAACTTATTTAAGACAAGGATATAGAAATTTAAAAAGCTTTGTAAAAGAAGACGGAAGTGAAGACGAACAAGCGCTTGAAGCTCAAGTAAATAGAGACGTTTCTGAGTACACATCTGGACAAGGTGGATACGCTGAAGGTGGTAGAATAAAATATGCTATGGGTGATAGTGCTAGCGATAACGCCATGCAAGCGGCGGGCGTCGAGGGGCTACCTATTAGACAAAATCCAAAAGGTGTGAAAGAGCTAGATCTTAGAGAAACTGGTGGATTTATACCTCCAGTTGGTATAAAAGAAAAAGAAGATGACATCCCAGCGATGTTATCAAACAATGAATTCGTATTTACAGCCGATGCCGTAAGAGGTATGGGTGATGGTGATGTTAACAAAGGCGCCGAACGTATGTATAACATGATGAAAACTTTAGAAGCAGGAGGAAGAGTATAATGGCAGAAGTACAATCAGTAAGACAATTACCACCTGAGTTTATAGAAGCAGCCAGCAAAACATACATAGATGATTTACAGAAAGCAGTTGGTGATTTTAAAACCACTGATCTTAGTGGTATCATGGGTCGACAGTTTGTTGCTGGACCTGGTGCATTAACAACACAAGCAGAAGCATTGGCTCCTGGTCTTGGTGGCTTTCAACCTTTCTTACAACAAGCAGAACAATTAAGAGGACCTACAGCTTATCAAGCTTACATGTCACCTTTTCAACAAGATGTTATTGACACAACATTAGCAGAGTTTGATAGACAAGCTGCTGCAGGTTTACCTGCATTATCTGCTCAAGCAATTCAAGCTGGTGCATTTGGCGGTGGTAGAGAAGGCGTACAAAGAGCAGAGTATCAAGCAGCATCTGATAGAAACAGAGCAGCATTACAAGCACAATTATTAGGACAAGGTTTTGCACAAGCACAAAATTTAGCGTCTGCAGATTTTCAAAGAAATTTAACTTTAGCACAACAAAACCCTGCATTAGTTGGTCAACAGATTGCAGGTTTAACAACTCTTGGTGGTCAACAACAAGCAAGACAACAACAGTTATTAGCGGCTGATCAACAACTTGCACAAAGACAAGCATTTCAACCATTAGAAGCAGCACAAACTTTAGGATCTGGTATTGTGCCTTTAATATCAGGATATCCTGGAGCACAAAAAACAGTAACAACACCATCACCAAGTGCATTACAAACAGGACTAAGCACAGGTGCTACGTTGGCTGGTATCTACAGATTAATAAGAGGATAATATGAGTATAACTTTAAAAAGACCAATGTTTAGAAAAGGCGGAGATGTTGAAGAAGGCATCATGGAATTAGCTACGCCGAGAAGAAACTATAACGAAGGTAAAACTAGAGAAGAAATATTTGCAGAAGCTATAAGTGGTCTAACTCCAGAAGCTCAAAAATA